GGCAGGCGCCGGCGCGGCCGCAGGCGTAGCGGCGGCAGGTGCCGGGCTCGGGCTCGCGGCGACGTCGCCGTGCAGCGCCTGCACGCGCCGATGGGCCTCGCGCAGGAACCAGCCCATGTCCTTGTCCTCGTTGGCCGGGTTCTGCGCCAGCGCGCGGACGAAGCCGTCCAGGTCATGGTTGCGAGCCTGGTCGGTGGCGTAGTCCGTGCCACCGCTGGCGCGGATTTCCTGGAAGAAGCCCTCGACCGCGTTGACCCACTGCTGGCGCTGAGACTGCTGGCGCGACTCGTTGGAGATGTCGGCCTTCACGCGCAGCGCGTTGAGTTCGTCGCGCTCCTCCAGCAGGGCATCGTTCTTGGCCGTGTACTCCTGCATCGTGATCTCGCCGGCCTCGAGCTTGTCGCCCAGGGCCTTGCGCTCGCTCGCCAGCTTCTCGACGCGGGCGTCGTAGTCGGGCGGGAGCTCGGCGTGATAGACGGTCTCACGCGGGCGCGGTGCCGGCGCAGGTTCGGGCGAGGCGGCTGCCGGCGCCTGGACAGCAGGAGCCTCCGCAGGAGCGGCTGCAACTGCCGGCGCTTCAGCGGGCGCAGCCGCCGGGGCAGGCGCCGGCGCGGCCGCTGCGGGAGCCGGTGCCGCCGCCGGCGCACTGGCCGTGTCATCGGCATCGTCTTCGTCCTCGTCCTTCGCGGCAGCGGCAGCGGCGACAGCGGCCAGCGCCGCCTTCTCGTGCTCGGACAGCTCGTCGGACATCGCCGCGCGCTCTTCGTCGGTCAGGGTGGACATCGCGTGCTGGACGTCGACGTCTTCGGTGGGCTGGGTGTTCGCACTCATGCGCGAGGCTCCGGTGGGTGGTTGGGGAAAGGGGTCAGGACTTGGCCGCGTCGGCCTTGCCGGCGACGCTGGCGAGTTCGCCGAGCTTCTCTTGGGCCTTGCGCGCGGCGCGCTGCAGGCGCTTGCTGTCCTTCTGGATCTCCTCGGCCTCCATCAGGGTCCGCATGTCGCATTCAGCGCGCCAGTCCTCTTCTTCCTGCTTGCTGCCGTACAACGGCGACGCTCCCTTGGCCATGGTTCACTCCTGTTTGGGTGCGGCGGAATCTGCCATCCTTGGCACGGGCGGCGCGGCCGGGCCTGGCCAAGCCTCGATCAGCGTTCGGACGTCACTGACGTGCCGGTCAGCACGCTCTGCCAGTTCGCCATATCGCGCCGCGCACTGGTCGAATACCTCTCGGAAGGCAGCGACTCGACTGAGACAGGCGCTGTGGGATTCACCGGACATTCGGACGGCGGCGTCGGCCGCGTCGCGCAGGCCGTCGCGCTGAGCGCGAACAGCAGCGACATCACGCTGCAGCGCCACCTCGCGGCCGCGCGCTGCGGCCAGGGCTTGATCGACTTGGGCACGCTGATTCCTTTCGGCCTTGAGGACGTGGCGGATCTGATCGGTGCGCTGCTCCGCTAGGTCCAAGGCCTGGTCCGCGAGCGCCGTCTCGTGCTTGCGGTTCAGCTCGGCGATCTGGCCGTCGTAGCGCCAGCCCTGCACCGTCCACGCCGCGGCGAACGCGAGCACGGCGGCGACCAAGGACGAGATCAGCAGCGACTTCATGGCGGGTCAGCGTGCCATCCTTGGCACGCCCGACGATCAGATCCCGTAGGCCTGCTTGTTGAGCCCCGCGAACGTGACGACCTGGCAGGTGCCGGCGAGTTCCTGCGTGCGGATGTAGTCGCACAGAGAGCCCAGCGCGGTCAGCGCCTCACCGGCCGCGTTGAACTCGCCGTGACATGCGAAGACGGCGACGCCCTTGGCGGCGATAGCCTGGTCGACGTGGTCCTTCCAGCGGTCGTACACGGTCCCGGCGGTGAAGCCCGAGGTCATGTTGAGGCACCGGATGTTGTACGGATCACCGTAGGGCACGGTCTCGGCGGAGCGGAACGGGTACTGCGCGTTCTGACCGTTGGCGAAGCGCCGCAGCGTGGCCAGGGCGCGCTTGGCGGCCATGGTCCGCTCCTCATCGATGTTGGTCACGGTGCCGGAGCCGTAGCTCCCGTTCTGCGTCTCGTGGATGCCGATGCGGTTCATCGCCAGGACCCACTTGCCGACCTGGCGCATCCAGTCCTCGCTAGACAGGTTGAAGCCGGTCTCGTTCTGGTAGACCTGATAGGCGACCTCCCAGCCGTAGTCCCGATGCATCTTCGAGATCTGCTCCGGCGTGAGGTAGCCCGTCTGCCCCATCTTCACCGTTGTGTCCATGCAGAGCACGCCGGGGAAGTTGTACTTCGACATGATCGGCAGCGCGTTGTTCCACGCGCCGTCATGCAGATCGTCGAAGGTGAAGATCACCGAGCCCTTGGCGAGCGCGTTGGGCACGAAGTCCAGGCTTACCGGCCTCATCTTGCAGCCGTTGGAACTGCCGCCGCCGGTGATCTTGATCCGAGCCCACTTGATGGACGCCAGGTCGGCGCCGGTGCCGGTCGCGGTGAAGTGGCTGATCGGCAGCGAGAAGCAGCGCAGAAGGTTGTAGCCCAGCACGGACGCGCCCATGAAGCCTTGCCAGAGCCCGTTCAAGTTGGGGCTGGTGTGGAAGTTGGCAGTCGGCGCCGCCGGCGTTCCTGCGCTGTGCAGCTCGATGTAGAAGCCGGTCGGCCCGTTCACGCCGAAGTTGTTTCCGGCGTTGTCCGGCCAGCAGTGCGTGAAGTGGATGCTGCCGTTCTGCACGTCGACGCCGGCCGCCAGCGCCGCGCTGGGCGCGATCGAGACCTCGGCGGTCTGCGTCTGCGTGTACTCGACGATGGAGGTGCCGAATGCCAGCTCGCCGTTGGCCGCGTTGGCGAAGTCAGCGGCGCGGTTGGTCACGACGTCCGCAGTGGTGAGCCAGCGCGCCAGCGGCACCGGCTTCTTGCGCAGACGGTGAACCGGGCGAAGGTTGCCCAGCGTCAAGATCGCCCCGGCCGGCATCAAGTTGGGATAGTTGAACTCGCTGTTGACGATGTCGGCATCGGCCGAGATCATGTCCGCGCGCTGCGTGAGCAGCATCGATGCGTTCGGCCCGGTGGTCCAGCACTCCGCCTCCAACGGCCGCGCTTGCCGCGCGATGCTGTCCGCGGCCTTCTGCTGGACTTGGTTGGCATTGGTGATGCCGAGGATCAGCGCGGACTCGCCGTGCCGGATCTTGTACTCGATGCCGGCGCCTCCGATGCGGAACACGACGTCGTGCTCGGCGGCGTTGTTCAGCTCCATTGCCGTGCAGGCCAGGTTGCCGAAGGCGACATAGGCACCGCCCGCGACCGCCAGGGACAGGGTGCCGGCGAAGGTGTACGTGTCGGTGCGGGTCACCGCCATCGCCGAGATCGTCGTCGGCTGCGTTCGACCGGGCACTGCCCAGTCGCTGCGTCGGAAGCCGATCTGGTTCGCGTTCGTGATGCCGGCGAACCGGCGGCGCTGCCCGGCCAGCAGCGTGATCACCGCGCCGGCGCCGTTGCGCTGGAACTCGATCGGGACGCGCTGGTCGTTGAAGACCTCCAGCTCGGTGCAGGCTTGGTCGGGGAAGACGGCGAAGCTGCCGTCGGTCGGCGTCGCGCTCGACGTCGCCTTCACCGCGCCCCGGGCGGTTTGAGACGGCAGCGTGCCGCCGCCACCGATCGGGCGCTTGTCCCCGGGCCTGACTTGGTAACCGGTGACGGTCCCGTCGTCGTCGACGACCCACTCCACATTGCGATTGACGCGCTCAGCCATTGCGGCCTCCTGGTTCGATTACGCGGCCGTCGCCGCCTTCTCGCCCCGTGCGTCCTGCGCAGAGCTCCTCTCTTCGATGGCAGCCAGACGGGCTTCCAACACCGCGACGCGCTTGTCGCTGGCGGCCTGGATCTCCGCGACGCGCAGCTTGGTGTCGCGCTCGATGTTGGCGACCTCAAGTTTGATGTCCGCGTCCTGGCGGATCTGCAGCGTCCTGTTCGTCAGCTCGGCTTGAGCCTTGCGCAGCTCCTCGCTGAGCTGCTCGATCTGCTGGGCGGCCTGCTGCCGGACCTGGCCAAGGGCCTGCTCCAGCGCCGGGTCGATGCCCTCGCCGCCCGCCGCCTCGGTCTCCAGCTTCTGGGCCCGGGCGTTGATCTCCCGCACCTTGGCGCGCTGCTCCTCGAGGGCGGCGATCGCGGTCTCCCGCTGGTACTGCAGCGCTTCGGCCTGCTGGGCCTGCTGCGCCTGCATGGCGGCCTGCTCCTCCGGCGTCGGTTCCTTGTTGGGGTCGCGGTCGCCGGTCATCTTGCGGATCTGGTCCGCGATCTCGTCCTTGTTGGGCAGGTCGGAGAACTCGAAGGCCATCGTCAGCAAGCGGAGTGCGACCTCAGGCGGAAGACGCTCCGCGATCTTGCTCAGCGAGTCGAACATGACCTGGCGCAGGGTGCCGGCGTAGTCGGCCTCGGTGACGATGAAGTCCGCGATGCTGGCCGTGATGTCGTTGAGGTAGCGGACCGATCCGTCGGCCTGCTGCTCCGGTTGGTTGATCCGGAGCCACTCGATGGTGCCCTTGGCGCCGGTGAGCCGGATCACCTTGGAGTCGGTGTAGAACTGCTCGGTGAGGCTGAGCTGCTTCTCGCCCTGGACCTGCGTCGCGAAGCGGAGATTGTCGAAGGGCTCCGTCGTGCTGACGCTGCCCTGGATCTGCCGGCGCTCGATCGCGGCGCCGCTGACCGCGTTGGTCTGGCGGCCGAGGTTCTCGTTGTTGACCCCGGCGCTGCGCTGGATGCTCTGCGCGCCGAGCTCCATCATCTGAATCTGGCCGGTCGCGGCGTCGACATCGCGGCGGATGTCGAAGGCCTTGTTCGCCTTCTTGATGATCATGCCGTCCGGCCGACCGACCTCGTCGCGCGTGGCCTCGATGTCCTCGACGGCGCCCTCGTCCATGATGACCTGGTTGGAGTTCATCAGGAACAGCGCCTTCGAGGCACGCTTGTTCAGGTCCATCTGGACATCGCGCACGCGCCGGACGACACCATACGGCTGCCGGGTGCGGCCGAAGCGGTAGCACCAGGTCGGGGTCAGGCTGAACTTGTTGTGCCGAGCGATCGACGGGCCGCGAGACAGCAGCGCGCCCTCGACGAACACCGCGACGTGCGTGCGCATCATCATGCGGTCGACGATCATGGAACCCGACTGCGCCACCGCGTCGGCCAGCAGCTGATCGCCATCGTTCAGGATGGCGCCGCTGTGCGGACCATCGCGGACGACGCGGACCTTGGTGGGGATCCGGTACTGCGCCTCGATGAGGCGAACGCGCCGGCGTTCGGTGTCGATGGTGGTACCGGACCCGTAGGCGCGCAGCGTGCCGCTGCGGTTCTCGGCGTCCAGCGGCGACTGCCAGCCGTCTTCCTCCTCCGGGTCGACGTCGCCCCAAAAGGAGGTGTCCTCAGCGGCCTTGCGGACTGCGTCGGCGCGATCGGGGAACATCATCACCGCGATGTCGACGTCGACCCAGCGCCAGCGGAAAAGGTAGCGGGCGTCATCGAGGTCGAGTTCATAGCTGCCGCGGCTGTCCCAAATGACATTGCGCCAGTCCTCGTACTTGCTGTAGAGCACGTCCTTGGTCGGGTCGTCGCGCGCCCCGTCGTCCTGCCAGCCGACGCCGACCTTGACCGAGTCGGCGAACGCCCGCGACCGATTGAAGACGACGCGGTTGATGTCGCTCACGTACTTGAGCACCTTGGTCTTGATGTCCGCGATCTGGACGTCGTCCTCGGTGCGCGGCAGCACCTTCCAGTCGACGCGGGTGCGGCGCTCGGTGCCGATGAGCCAGTCGCACAGCGGCGCGACCTCGTTGTAGACCAGCGCCATCTGGCCGCGCGCCTCGACGGCGGCCTTGTCCTCGGCGCGCCACTGCAGTCCGTCATAGAAATCGGCGTCCATCGCCATTTCCATCCGGTTCACGGACTGGATCTCGCGCTCGGAGTAGTACCAGCTCATGAGCTGGCGCAGCTCAGCACGCGCCGCCGGCGTGTCGAGCGGGTGGGTGTTCATGACCGTGAGCTCGTTGCTGCCCGAGGCTTCGAGTTCCTCGTCGAGCATGCGGTCGTACTGGTCGCCGGGCGCCTTGCCGCGCACCGGCCGGGCGTCCAGGGCGTCACGCATAGGTGGCGCCCTCCTTCTCCAGGCGGATGTCCTGGCCGGCGATCTGGCGGCCGTCGGCGATCAGCTTCATCTCGCCCACCGCCGCCTTGATGAACTCCGATTCCGGCGCGCTGGGCATGCGCAGCAGATCCGGCAGCGTGTCGGTGATGATGGTGATCAGCCGGGCCCGGTTGCGCATCGACGGCTCGATGCGAAGCATCTCGCAGGCGATGTAGGCTTGGCGGTTCGCATGCTTGAGCGCCTGATCGCGCTCGCCGCCGTCGATCGCGTTGATGTTCCAGAGGTAGGCCGCCGACTCCTCGACGATGTACCAGCCGGCGTCCTTGCGCAGCGCCGGGATCAGCACCAGCGCGCGGGTGTCGTTGACCCAGGTCTGGACGGCCACGATGTCGCCGTGGACGCGGGAGAAATGCGCCTTGCGCAGGTCGAGTTCAAGTGCCATGGCTACCCCGGAAAGTTCGCGGGGAATCTGCCATCCTTGGTACGGAAGCCCGAAGCGCGGCGGGCATGAAAAAGCCCGGCGCTGGGCCGGGCTTCGAGGCAGGTGGAGATCAGCGATCGGGTGGCCGGGTCGGACCACCGGAACCACCGCCGGGGCCGGGATTGCCGGTACCGGGCCCGCTGGGCTCGCGGCCCTTCTTCATGATCAGCGCGACGATGCCGACCACGATCAGCAGGCCCAGCACAGCGCCGAGCGCCGTGGTGTGGCAGGCATCAGCGTCTTCGGCCAGCACCGCCTTGGCGGCGGCATCCGGCACCGTTGCGACGGCCTTGGGCGGGTCGGCGGCCTGAGCCACGGGCGCGGACGCGAACGCGGCGACCGCCAGGGCGAGCGCCACCAGCGGGCGCAGGAACAGCGAGCGATTCGACATGGGGAGCCTCTCATCGAGTTGATGGGTGAGGCCGCGCCGGCGGCGCGCCGATCAGAACCCCCCGAACCTAGCGGCACGAAGCGCGGCGCGACCTCGGGCGGGAGGCTGCCATCCTTGGCACGGGCTTAGCCGCATGTGCGGAGCGCGATAGTCATGTGACAAAAACCACGGGCGTGTACACCCCTGGTTGAGGGGAGCTGCGACTCCAGGATGAGCAGTTCTCCATAGACTTGGTCACGAATCACGACACCACTCGGCGGGCAACAACGGCCAAAAGGGCATCGAAGCAATGCTCATCTCACCCTGGGAACTGGCAAAAGCGAACTTCTGAGTTGCTCGCCGCGTTCAAGTGTCCCTACACTTCTTTGCATGCTCTCCTGCTGACCTTCGCAACGGGGTCATGAAAGGAGAGCGACGCAGGTCCGACGCTGCTCCCGACGGCACTGCGCAACCAGGAGAAGATGAGAGCACTCAATGAACAAAGCCCGCCTTATGAGGGGCGGGCTTGTTCAGGTCCCCGGACGGCTTACGTCGCGCCTGAAACCTTCACTTCCTAGGGTGAGGCTTCAGTTTATTGCGCAACTGCGCAATTGCGCAATACGCAAATCGGACCGGGCCCATCAACCTCATGTGGAGGAATCCCCATGTCCGATATGCACTTCTGCCATTGGCCGAAGGGCGTGCACGTGGCCGCGTACGTGCGAACCCGCTTCGGCAGGCTCGAGTCCGTGTGCGAGCACTGCCGCTCGAAGCCTGGTCAGAACATCTGATCGCGCCGCAAACGTCAACGCCTAGACCCTAGGCCCCGGCCCCGCGCACAACTGCGCCGGGGCCTTTCGTCGTCACACCGCCATCGGCGACGCCCCGCGCTTCCTGGCCGACGACTTCCCGCCCGCCGGCGCGATCGACAGCGCGAACCGCTCGCCGGCCTCCAGCACCTGGCCGAACTGCCGGTAGGCGTCCGCGCCGTGGCTGTCGTCGTTGTGGACCGGCTCCGACGTGAAGCGTCCGTTCCGCTGGTCCCACTTCTTGCGGTAGTTGCTGAGCCGCGCTGTTCCCTTGCCGCAGCCCTCCTCGCTGAACCAGCTTGAGGCGAACGCGGCCCGCGTCGCCTGGATGCCGTTGTCCAGGTTCGTGACCCGCGGCACGACCTCGAAGCGCTGGCCCGGCATCAGCTCCTGCAGCATCTCCTCGATCGACTGGTTGGTGTCGGGCGTCTTGCCGATGCGCTTGTACGCGGCCTCGTGGGGCAGGAAATGCTTCGCGTAGGTGTAGCCCTTGCCCTGCAGGTAGGTCGCGAAGTGGTTCAGTTCCTCGCCGCTGGCCTCGTAGTAGCCGATGAAGCGGTGCTCGGGCCCGACCTTCTGCATGAACCAGATCGAGGTCATGTCGCCGCGGCCGATGTCCCAGAAGGTGTAGACCGGCGCCGACTCGATCGGCAGGCGCTTCAGCACGCGGCCCTGCACGCGCGCGGTCGCCATCTGCGCGGCGTAGTAGCAGCCGTCGGTGCTGACCTGGAAGGCCTCCTCGGGGTAGCTCGGGTACTCCTGCCACATCGACGGCGCGTCGCCGCTGAAGTCGTTGTCGCGGGTCGTGACGTACCAGGTCCACTGCTCATCGCTGAGGCGTCGGCCGATCTTGGCCTCGACCTTCTTGAAGTACTCCTCGTCGGCCTCGGTGAAGACCACCGACGGGTCGTCGAGCACATAGCCCGGGTCTTCCCACCAGGCGAAGAAGTGGAACCGGTAGTGCTTGGCCGTCAGCGCCGCCAGCGTGCGCGCGGCCAGGGCCTGGGCGTGCTCGATCGCACGCTGGGTCATCTTGTAGAACTCGCCGTCCTGCCCCTCGGCCGTGGACTCGATGACCAGCACGCCGCTAGCCGGCACCGCCGGGATCGAGCCGGTGACGACCTCGCGCGCCTTGTCCGGGTACTTGGCGCAGATCTTCCCGAACTCCGAGACGTGCAGGCGGTGGATGGTGCCGGAGCGCATCGAGGTCGCGACGCGGATGCTGGCGCTGTTGTGCGCGAACTGGATCTCCGACGTCGTGCACTTCTTCAGCGGGAAGCGCTCGCGCAGCGCTTCCGGCAGGTTGTCATAGGCGAACTTGACCTTGTCGCGGAAGATGGTCTCCGCGGCTTCCTTGTCCTGGGCAAGGATCCCGCACCGGATCGGGTCCTTGCTGAAGAGCGCGGTGTCGAGCCAGAGCACGCAGATCAGCGTGGTGAAGCCGAGCTGGCGGGCCTTGAGGATGATGTTGCGGTGCCAGAGCCTGGCCAGGAATCGCCGCTGGGCACGGTTGGGCTTGAACTGGATCGTCAGCCCCTCCTCGTCGTCGCTCCCCTTCACGATGATCTTGTAGAGGTTGCAGAGCCTCCACATCGGGTCATCGAGGTTCGCGGCCAGCGTCGCGATGTCAACAGCTGCGCTCAAGCCGCGCCCCGCTTCTTGTGGCCGGCCCAGCGCCAGGACCAGACCTTGGCCTCCGGGTCGACGGGCGCGTCCGGCGGCAGCACGATGCAGTGCAGCGTCTTGCCAGCGACGCGCAGCACCTGGTACCGGCGGCCGGTGGACTCGACGACCAGCTCGTCGCCGCCGTCCGGGACCTCGCCGAAGACCACGCGCAGCTTGGCCTCGGACCAGGCCGGCTTCGGAGCCATGTCAGGCCTGCGGCACGCTGAGCAGCGCCGCGATCAGCAGGACGGCCAGCACCGCGGCCGCGACCAGCGACTGCCTGCGCAGAACGCGGCGGCGCTCCGCCGGCGACAGCGAGCACCAGGCGCAGGCGTCGTCGCCCTCGCGGTCGACGGGGTCCCAGCAGTGCCGGCAGGTGGAGCGGTAGCGGGCGCTCATCGTCCCCGCTCCCCGGGCCGGCGACTCAGCCCGAGCTCGCGCATCAGCGCCGGCACCATCTGTCGCGCGATCTCCTGCGCCAGCCGATCAGCGAGACCGGGCCCGCCCATGGACTGCAGGGCGGACGGGCTGATCGCATAGAACAGGTCCGCGCCTGCGAACTGGACGCGGGCATGCAGCTTGCGCTTCAGGTAGTCGCGCTCGACGTCGGTGAGGAGAACGTCCAAGGGGACCACGTCATAGCTGACTGCCTCGACGGGCATTGCGGCATCGAACTGCTCGAGCGATGGCGACTCGTCGGAGAACGCATCCGCATACACCTGGTCGCGGCGCTCGCCGCCGACCTTCATGGCCTGCGGGCGCATCAGCGCGGAGTTCCGGGGCAGCATCGCTTTCGCCGCCTCGATCTCGCGCGTCAGTGCGTGCAGCTGCCGCCCGCGCTCCATGGCCGTCTTGGCGGTGAATGACAGCGTGTTGCTGACCTTGGCCAGGTCGGCGCTCAACCGAGCCTGTTCCTCGCGGGCCCGGCGGCGCTGGTTACGTCCGAACCGGCGGCTCATCGGAGCACCCAATCGCGTGGCGCATCCCACCGCAGCAGGATGGCGAAGGCGGTCTGCGTCAGCTTGAAGCCGGCGCGCGCGGGATCGTGGAGCGAGGTGTAGGGCATGGCGCCTCCGGAGGGTGGAGGCGACACCGTGCCATCCTTGGCACGAGTCAGGTCACAGTTTCCAGCTCGTCATCTGGCGGAGGGTTCTGTAGCTCCACCCAAATCAGGTCCAGTACTTTCGCATCGGGTTTAGCACGGCAAATGACACCGGTGGATGTGCCAATCGCCAGTCGCAATCGATCCAAGCTACGACGACTATCAAAGTGCTCGCGGAAGTATTCGCTGCGCGCGATGACGTGTCGCCAGTCATAGATGCCCTGCAGCGGCAAATAAAAGCGGGCCTCCTGCGCAGGAGACAATGTGTGCGGCAGAGGTGGATTACCGATGTACACGGCCCTGTCGAAGAGCTGGTGAGCGTACTGGCGCCGGTATCCGAGCCACCAGCGACGACGCACCTGCCATCCAAGCGCAGTGAGCATCACCGGGTGAATGCCAACGTTTGAGGCTGACACGCTGAAGTACTCAGGCTCTGCACCGGGTTCGGACACGCCTATGAACAGCACGCATGATGCGTCAATCCGCAAATCGGGCTTCACGCGTCTTGTGGCGATCCATAGAGAAACGATTACGGCGCCGCAAGTTCCAATCGCACTTAGGATCTGAGCCCAATCCACCAGCGTCTTCGGCAGCCAGTCCCAGCCAGAGCCAAACTCCTGCATCCCATCCTCCCGTCGTTATGGCCGGGAGTATCGCGGAGCTCAGGCGGGGCCGGGCGCCGCGGCATCGCTCACCCACCGCTCGCCCAGCGCCTTGATCGCCCCGACATGCGCGTCACTAGGGAAGGACCGCTGCACCTTGTCGACGAGCTGGCCGAAAAGGTCGGGCTTTCGGCAGGCCAGGCATCCGATCTCCGGCAGACGGGCGATGTCGCCGCCGATCTCCGCGTGCACCTTGTCGTCGCAGCTCGCGCCCTGGAACAGCGCGATCTGCGTGGCGATCTCCAACGCCTGCCACGGGTCGGCCGGGCCGTAGCCGGCCTGCTTCACCAGCAGCGCGCGGTGGGTGGCGCACAGCGGGTGCATGTGGATTGTCGGTTGGGTGGTGTCGGCCATCAGCGTCCCCTCTGCATCTCGCGTAGCAGCGCCGCTGCGAACAGATCAATGGTCCGACGGTACTCGTTGACCTGCCGTTGCTGGCCCGGCAACCACGCCGCGCGGAGCTTCAGCGCCAGCACCTCGTCCTCGGCGATGAGGACCCACTTCTTCTGCCCGCGCAGCCAGTGCAGCCGCTCGAGGCGGATCGTGAGCGTCTCGTACTCCTCCAGCTCGGCTGGCATTGGATAGCCAGGCGTTTGATGCCGAATAGGCTCCACGATCGGTACACGAAAATGGCTTCCCATGTAGCGCGCGATGTGGTCAGGGTTGACCGGCAGGTCGAAGACGGTGATGGGCTCGAAGTCCTCGGTGTAGAGCACGACGTTCATCAGAAGTCCCCCGGCGCGACTTGGAAGCAGGCCACGCCCTTGCCGCGCCACATAGCGACGACCTTATCGCGGTCATCGAACACGGCCACCAGCCGCTTCTTGTCGTACTCGCTGAGCCCGTCGTACCAGCTGGCCTTGAGCTGCTCGTCGGGCGTGTAGTCGCCCTCGCGGCGCATGGTCAGACCGACCTCCTCCGCGTCGACCGATCCGTCGCCGAAGACGTGCTTGTGCAACCAGGCCAACGTCTCGTTCATCACGACGGCGCTGCGGTCGCTCCAGATCTGCACCTCGGCACCGGAGCGGATGAGGCCCATCATGGTCGCGATGACCGGCCAGTTCGGCAGGTCGTCGACGCAGGCGGCGAAGAACGCCGGCCAGTCCGGCGGCCGCGGCGCGCCGCCGCAAACGAAGCACGTCGCGCCGGACTCGGTGACGCCCTTGTCGTCGCAGTTGGCGCACCGCTCAACCAGGTGCCGCCGGTGCTCGATCAGCGCCAGCGTGCCGTCGAGGTCGAAGATGTAGAGGGGGGGCATCTGCCGCTCCTGGGCCTTGAGGAGCGGGCAGACTGCCATCCTTGGGACGGCGCCTCAAAGGTTGCGCCGGATCGCTAGCGGCGGCTATGCGCGATGCTTCAGCATTGACCGCACGACCGACGCCGGCACTCGAACGATCTGTGCTATGAGCAGGTCCGGATCGAATTGCGGGAAAGCGGTCTGAAGGTCTGCCCGCAGCGCTCTCAGCGTAGCGGTCCAACTGCTGGGCAGGAGGTACTCGATCGCACCAACCCAAGCCGCTTCATCGACGATCGTTTGAGGGGTTTCGCACCGCATGAATCCCGTCGTCGCGAGGTCGTCAATCAGGTCGTTGACCAGCTCGATCGTTCCGCTCCGAGGATAGTTCTCATCCTCCATGAAGCAATGCATCAGCTCTTTGGCGGCGTAGAACCGAGCCCAGCAGTAGTTGTTATTCACCAGGATGACGATCTCGTTCTGAGCCTTGCGGCCTTGCCAAGCTCGCCGTTTCCAGTAAGCCTGCAAGTAGGAAGACTCAATCGCGGGCCAAGAGATCGTTGTGGTGTGGTGAATGTTGGCCAACTTCAGCAACGAGCAAGGGGCATCCTCGTACACGGGGATGGGCCGAAGGTCTCGCGCACTCGTGGGTTCAAACGGGATGCCGTTCGCCTCACAGACCTTCTTCGTCTTCTCCCTCGCAGTCTCGAACATCTGCTTGATGTAGAAGTTGACGATCTCCTTTGTCGTCTCCATCCCGCCGCCCTGATTGTTGTCTTGCATAACGAAAAAGGGTGCCTTTCGGCACCCCATGGTGAAACGGATCAGCAATCAGTGCTGATCGACGAACTGGCGCACAGTCTCCGGCACCACCGAAGTGGCAGTCGGAGCCGTCTTCACATAGCCAGCAGCCAGCATGGCTTCAGCGGCCAGCAGCTCATTCTGAATGGCTTCAGTAGTGATGCCCTTACCCGGCGCGACGGCAAACTTGATGTCAACCAACCCGTTGCCGAGCTCCTTGGCAAGCCAAGAGTCGAAAGCGGTGTTCATGATTTTCTCCACGGGGGGAAATTTCGAAAAAGCCTCGAAATATAGCACAGGGCTGCCTGAGAAAAGTTCGCAGGACAGCTGATGACAGACTATCGCTATTGACAGGCTTGTCAATAGGCGTTGACGAAAGACCGCACGGATGAGTGCCTGTCCTACAGGACGTTGTGACCTTAGACACACGGATGCCACAAGAGCTCCCGCCTCCCAGCACCTTTCGCGTGCACTCACACTGCGCGAGGTCAGCCCTTGCCCTCCTGAGCCACCGGCCCGACCACGTTGCCCTTGAGCGTCCCGAGCAGCTCCGCCAGCGGGTCGACCTTCTGCTTGTTGTCGAGCTCGTAGAGGCCGAGGTGCTTCATCGCCATGTCTAGCGACGCCCGCTTGTCCCAGAACTGGTACTCGATGCGGCCGTCCTCGTCGATCTTGAAGGACTTCACCGCGGCCCGCGTCACCGGGTCCAGCTCGTTGGGCAGCTTGATGCGACCGTTCTCGTCGACGATGCCCGCGATGTCGCTGTGGGCCAGCATGGCGACCTCGCGCAGCACCTTGGCCTTGTCCAGCACGGCGGCCTCAGCGGCCAATCCCTGGAGTTCCTTTACCCTTGCTGAAACCTGATACACGCCCATGAGCCGGCTGGCGGCCTGATGGACGGCGTCCGCCTTCCACTTCTGCGAGCGCGGATAGGCGCGGCGGTAGGCCTCGGCCTGTGACAGACCGGAGGCCACGCCTCGGGCGAATGCCTCTTGCGATGGGGAGCAGGGACGGGTCATTTCTCGTTGAGGGCCAGCCAGAGGGCCAGGATGAAGGCGATCGGGGCCTCGACGACCCCAAGGTGCGATGCGACGAGGCCGACGATCAGCGCGGCGATGCAGGCGACGTAGCGCATGGTCAGCTCCGGACTTCCTGGACCTCGACGCCGTGGCGTTCGAGCATCAACTTGCGCTTGAGCTTGAACTCGGGGGTGGCGACGCCCTTGACGTCTTCGACGACGACCTTGCCATCCTTGGTGCGGTACACGAAGTCGGCGACGTAGGCCGTGGCCCGGCGCTTCTTCCCGTCGGGCCCGACCGTGGCCGGGATCAGCTCGTACCGGACCTGGCGCTGCAGCTCGGCGATCTCGCAGGCCCGCTGCAGGACCAGCAGTTGGTGCCAGCGCCGGTGCTCTGCCTTCGAGTCGAAGGTGAGATCGCCCTCCTGCACCTTGCGGTTCCCGTACTTGCTGCGGCCCTTGGGCAGCCGGGGCTGGTCGCGCAGTTGCTGCTGGGTCGGCAGGCCGGCGGTGCGGGCCCGGAGATCCAGGAAGTCGCGCAGCGACATCTGCACGGGGCGGCTCATGCGCGGCCCTCGAAGAGCTTGGCCTCAGGGCCGCAGGGCTGGCCAGGGGCGCGCAGCAGGCTGCAGGAGTTGCTGTTCGTGTTCTTCGTGGTCCCGCACTTCAGCACGACGGTGCTGGTCCGAGAACTCTCGAGCACCCGTCTCTGGACGTGACGGCAGGCCTCGCAGGTCGTCCGCTGCTGGGCGAAGGTGAAGGTCGGCAGCACGTAGGCGGGCGTGGTCATGCCTGGCTCCTGGCGCCTTGCTCGGAACGTTCGCGGGTGATGTCCGCACGCATGCCTGGCGGCAGCGCGTCCAGCGGGATCGCGATGCCGGCGGAGAACTCCTGCCGGGGCCCGGTGGGCACCCAGACCAGGGCGTCGCGCCAGGCCCTGCGCTGGTCCATCGTGAGGGCCTCTCCGGCCTCTTCCCGGGCCTTCAGGTCGTGGGCCCATGCCAGCGGCTTCAGCGGGGTGCCGCGCTTGCTGTCGACCAGCGCCTGCAACTGCTGGCGTGCCGAGGCCCGCTTCGGCGGATTCGGAGCCGGCAGCAGCGCGGTGACGGATTCGGGTGCGGGCAGCGCCGGGCAGCTCTCGTAGGCCAGCTCGGGCGAGATCCGGCCGGCTTCAGCGGCCGCGGCCAGTGCCCGCTTGCGCTGCTCCCAGTCGCTACCGAGGCAGATCAGCCAGACCGGGGGCCGCCCTGCGGCCTTGGCCAGGGTCATGGCGCGGCCGTAGGCCTCTTTGAACGCCATGCGGGCGGCTACGCGGTCGCCGGCGTTCAGCAGCGGCGCAGCGACGCCGTAGGCCTCCGCCATCTCCTTCGTCCACACCACGGTCTCCGTCTCGTTCTGCGGGACCATGGCCCAGGCCTCTTCGGCGCCGGGGCGCCCGTCGGCGCTCAGCGCGTCGATCTGCGCGATGACGTCCGCCGGCGTCGGGATGAACTTGCCGCGCTGCGGGTCCTTGACGTGGGCGTCGAAGGCGGCCCGGATCACGGCGAGGTCGTGCGCGATCAGCGAGCGGAACCAGAGCGCGGTGTTCGTCGGGTTCGGGGTGTAGGTCCCCCGGCTCAGCAGGCCGCAGACGGCGTCCAGCATGCCGGCGAAGTCGTCGAATTCGGTGTCAAGCATCGAGGGTCTCCTGAGGGCCGGGGCGGATGCCGAGCAGGCGTTTCGCTTCGGCGTTGCGGGCGGCGGTGTCCTGCGGCGGTGGCGACGCGCCGCGAGGCGGCATCGGGCCGTGGTGAACGCGCTTGGCGACCTCAGCAGCACGCGTCCGCTCCCCCTCCACGATCCCGAGCAGGTAGGCGAAGGGGTCCTTGGCGCTGAGCGCCTTGGGCACGGCTGCGACGAACTCCTCGGGCGCAGCGCCGGCCTTGAGCAGCGTGTCGAGCCGCAGGTTGCCGGGGCTGACGTTGCCGATGCCCATGGCCTTGAGGCGGCGGCAGAGCATCCCGGCGACGCCCGGGGCGACGACGACCGGCTCCTGGGGCGGTTCGGGTGGCGGTGCCGGGGGTGGGGCCTCGGGCGCCTGCGCGCGGGGAGTGGGCACGGCGGGGGCTAATGCACCGGGTTCGGTATTCAGTACCAGTGGTCCGTGGTCAGTGCTGGATTCACGGTGGAGTCCGGTGGATGTCACGCGTGACACCGGCGGGACTTCCGGCTGTGTCGGGGGCGGTGCCGGCGGCGGTTCCGGTGACGGGGCCGGTGCTGGCGGCGGAGGGGTTGCGGGCTTCTTGGAGCGACGCAGCGCCTGGCGATCGGCGTCGCTGCGGCGGCGCCCCAACATCTCCACGACGCGGGCGGTGAGCGTCTCGTGGTACAGCCGGCCGTCGCTGGCCTCCCACCAGCCGCGGAGCATGACGCGGCGGTATCGCTGCCAGAGTTCGGCGGGCATGCCGAACTTCGCCGGCAACACCTCCTCGTCGGCCGGCAGACTGCCGCATGGCGCCTGCTTCCAGGCCGCGAGCCACATCATCAGCAGCCAGGGCTTGGCCTCGGCAGGCGCAAGGTCCCAGGTGTCGGACTGGTCGAGCTGCGTGTAGTCGAGCTCGAAGCGCCAGCCCTTGGCCTTGGTGTCGGCCGGGTATGGCGGTGCGGGGTGGGACATCAGATCAACTCCAGATGCTGCGCGACAAAGCTCAGCACTTCGACTTGGCGCACGAATTGCGAGCGGCTGGCGGCGGCATTCAGAACGCGCTCACCTGATGCAAACTTGCTGCCTCGACAACCTGTGGAGCGCCGATGACCACCACAACGATTTCCTTTGCGCAGGTGCAAGGCTTCGACGCGAGCAGCTTCGATGCGATCTTTCTGCGGACACCTCCGGGATCCAATCGCCTGGTGTTCTCCAAGCACACGGCGCAGCGAGTAGTGCCGGGCGCGAAATTGCCGATCACGGATCACCAGGAGCTGCTCGTTGAGGTGCCTGACTCGAACGATCGCCAGACCTTCAACGACGTGAAGGCGGCGCTCCTGCCCACGACTGGGCTGGATGGATGGCACACGATCTAGGACGTGCATCACAACCCTCCCGGCTTGAGGATCTTGGCCGTCTTGGCACGGCCGGCCTGCTTTTGCTCCGCCGTCGGAACGACGTCGCGTCGGATCTTGATGGCGCAGGCATCGCGGTTGCGCTTCGCCAGCTTCTTGGCCGCGGTGCGGCGGCCCTGCTCGCTGGGCGTTGGAGCCGGCATCTGCGGCCGGTAGTTGGGGTCGAACGGGTTCACGCGACGACGTCCTTCACGCGGACGGGCGCGACGGGCACCGCCTCGATCTCCGCCGCGTTGGCGGTCAGAACCTCGCCCAGCTGGCGCGCCTGGGCCGCCACGCTCGCCAGGTCGTCAGCCAGTTCGAGCAGCGGGTTGCGACCGAAGCGCGGCTTGGCCAGCAGCGTCAGCAACTGCTGCGCGCGGACCTGCAGGTCGGTTGCAAGGGAGTCGGCCGGCAGGCCGAGGGCCACGGCCAGCTTGCCGACGGCGCCGCTGCAACGCTCTCGCTCGGTGTCTCGCTGCGCCTGCATATCGGCCCGGTCGCGCGCGAGCTGGTCGTTCAGCCGCTTGCGTTCAGCCTCGTAGTTCGCATGCGCCTGTTGGTGCATCTGGGCCAGCCGGGGGATGTCGCTGAGCATCGCCGCGATCTCCGTGCCGAACTTGGCCGCGAGCTTGTCCGCCGCCTGCCACTCACGGAAATAGGTGGTCCGGTTGGTGCCGTTGGCGCGCGTGACGCCATCCAGCAGCAGCTTGATCCAGGCCTTCCAGGGCAGCTCGGTGAGCTGATGCGAGACCGGCTTCTTGGCGTAGCGCCACGCGCCGTTCGCGCCGCGCAGGATCAGGCCGCAGGTGGCAGGCACCATGTCCTTGGCGATCAGCCCGGCGGGCGCTGCGAACGTGACGCTGTTGGCGTAGGCCAGATACGCCTGCCATTTGCCGGCAGTCACGTCGCGGCGGAAGTCGGCCATGCTGACCTTGACCTCGAAGGCTTCGAAGGCGAGTCGCGTGTACGTCGGCTCCATCGTGTAGACGTCCGGGCGCGGACTGCCGCTCTCGCCGAGCTGCATGTCCTCCCAGGTGATCCGGTTGGAGTGGCCGCGCAGGTGCGACGCGAGATCGGTCGCCAGCTGGTCGTGGGTGAGCTGCTGCGTCATGCTGGCACCTGCTCGGTCGGCTTACCCGCTTCGGCCTGGTCGAGTTCGTCGTCTGTCAGCTTCGGCAACGGGCGCAGGCATCGATCCGCGACCACGACCTGCGGGCCCATGCGCTCGTTCATGTCGCTGCGCACCCAGCCATTCACGACCCAGGCTTGGCGCGACGACTCGAATCTGTCGACACCGTTCAGAAACTCGATGGGAGCTGCGCGACGTTCTACGGTGACGACGGCGCCGCGCCCGTTGGGCGTAAAGGGCGCGACCACGATCGCGCGGTCTCCAGGCTTGCAATTCATGAAGCTCTCCCCTGCTCTGCTTCCGCCGTCTCGTAGTCCACGAGCCAGCTGATGTTTTCTGAGAAGTTGCGGCGCTCCGCCGGCGTCATCGCGGCCGCGCGTGCGGCGACCTCGGCTTCCGGACACTGCAGCAGGCCAGCGCCCAGGCGCGTGCGCTGGGCCATGTCGACGGGCGGCATCACGCGACCTCCAGCAGAGACTGCGTGGTCGGCTGCCGATCCCAGTACGCCGGGCTCGCATGCGCCTCGATTCGCGCTCGCATCACGCGAGCGCGCCATTCCTTGTTCGGCGGCATGTAGGTGCCGCGCCACTTGGAATCGATGCCGACGTTCTGGCCGATGTTGGTGCTGTCGACGCTGGCCAGCGGGAACCTGGTGAACACCTCAGGATCCAGCATCCGCAGGCCATGAACCTTGCAGATCGGCCGTCCGTGCTTGTCGCAGATCACGTTGAAGGCCTCGGCCATTCGGTTCCACCATGCCGGCGTGCCGATCCTGGCGAACTGCCCGGAGCTGCCGAGACAGATCCGCGGGAAGCTCAGCGCAAGACGCTCGAGCCGCTCCAAACTCTCGTGGAGGTGCCAGACCGGCGCGCCTATCCAAGGCGCGTGGCTCCGCCATGGCCACTGCTCGATCAGCGCATCATTCGCATCCTCGTCGCCGTCAATGACGTCGGGGATCACTGCGAAGTCGAAGCACGGCAAGCGGTGGAGCGCCGCGACCCATTCGTAGTACGCGTTCCAGTCCGTGATCGGCTTGCCCGAGACCCAGGCGCTGAACGCGCCGTTGTCGAGCGCGAGGCTTTGACAGACGTCGATCGCGAGATCGAGCTGCTCCGGGTGAGCGAAGCTGACGAAAGCGTGGCCGCCCTGTACTGCCGCCGCGGCAACGGCCGCGGGCGTGATGGGTAGTCCGAAGTACGGAATCATGCGGCTTGCTCCGCGAAGAGGTCGCCACGGGCGATGTAGAGCGCGCGACTGCACGCGGGGTTCAGCCAAACGACTTCGGTGCGTTCGCGCGCGCCGTCGGCCAGTGCCTTGCGCTCGTGACGCTCCCAACCGGCGAAGAGCTCCTGGTCGTATAGGTCGCTGGGGTAGCCGCTGATCACGACCATCGCCTTCAGGGCATGTGCCGTTTCTGCGAGCCGACGGTGATCGGCGATGGTGAAGTCGTGCGTGTAGATGTGCGTCCCCCTTCCCTGTGCGGTCAGGTACGGGGGATCAAGGTAGAAGAGCGCGTCCTCTCGATCGTGACGCCGCATGACGGCGTGGGCGTCGTCGTGCTCGATCAGAACCGCAGCAAGCCGCTTTGCCATCGTGCGCACGGCCTCCGGCGACGCGCGCAACGCGTTGATGCGGGAGCAATAGCCGTCGGGGTTGATGCGGGTGTCGAGGCCTGACCGCTGCCAGATGCCTTTTGAGGACTGCCCCATGAATCCCCGCGCGACCACCTGGTGCGCCGCATCAATCTCGTCGACCGGCTCCTCGTAGCACCAGCCCTCGTACTCCTCGCGAGAGAACGGCGTCAGCTCCAACCTGCGGGCCAGTTCCGCCGCCTGAGCCGGGTCACGCAATACGCGGAACAGCCGGACGATGCGCGAGTCGAGATCGTTGTAGACCTCGGTTGGCGCAGGTTCCTTCTGGGCCAACACGCTGGCGCCGCCACCGAACGGCTCGACATACACCTTGTGCGGCGGAAAGAACCCCAAGATCCACGGCGCCAGGCGGAACTTGCCTCCGTGGTACCGCAGCGCGGGGCGGGTAATCTCGGTCATGCCGCCACCGCCACATCCTGCAGATCCGAGTAGTTGGCCCGGATCAGCGCTTCCATCGGGGGCGGCGACACGCTGTTGCCGCACATCTTGACCTGCGCGCTCTTGCTGAAGCGACGACCATCGGCTCCCCGGTCAATGATGTAGTCCGCGGGGAAGCCCTGCGCGGCGTACAGCTCGTGCGGCTGAAGCATGCGGAGGCCGATGTCGACGATGACGTAGGACGTGCCCTTGATCGTCACCGTGACCAGGGCGAGGCGGTCCTTGGTCGTGATCGTGGGCGCCGGATCACGGATGTCGCCGTCCTGGCCGCCCTGCCCGTAGTAGCGCATCAGGAACGCGGCGACGCGCAGCGCGCCCTCCTCGTTCTCCTCGCTGAGCGTGCACTCGACGACGCCCTGCGTGCAGCCCTTACCGACGATCGTCGACACGGCGTCGCGCATGTCGTGCCCGACGTTGCCGGTGTTGTGCTGCGCCATGAACGCGACCGCCAGCCCCAGCGTGTTATTCCCGCCGGGCCGCTTGCTGGCGCCGCCGGCGGTGATCGTGGGGATCGGGCCATGGAGAGGCAGCCCGTCGCGATCGAAGCGGAACTGCACCAGCGTGGCGGCCGCGACGGCATGCTTCACGCCCTCGGCCATGATCGTGCCGAGCGGCGCCTGCAGGTCCAGCGCGCGGGGCTCCTGGCCAGGACGCTCGCCGTAGCCCGTCTGCACCAGCGTCGGAGCGACAAGCGCGTGATGGGTGCCTCCCGCAGAAACGACACCGATCGGCTCCGCGGCGCTGTGCGCACTGGTGCGAGCAGTGCTGGTGCCGCGCAGCGGCACGATGAAGGGGTCCGCCGAATCGAGCACGTACTTCCGAATACCGCGGGCGATGCGTCGAAGCGTCGCGTCAGCCAGCGGGCGCTCTCGCGTGAAGATGCTCGGGCACTCGATGCTGAAGTCGATGACCTCCGCGGCGGCGCCCCAGCGTCGCTGCCCCTTCTTGGGGTTCTTGGCGTGCGTCGGCTCCGGCCACACGATGGGCGCGCCGTCGAAGCGCGCCACCATGAACAGGCGCTCGCGCGACGTCTTAGCGCCGAAGTCCGCGGCAACCAGCTTCCGCCACTGCACTGCGCCGCCCATGCGCCGCAGTCCCTCGACGAACTGATTCCAGGTCTTCCCCTTGCGTTTCGGATCAGGCACCAGGAACTGCTGGCTGCGGGGCGTGTGTTCGCCGGGACCCGCCACGGTGCCGTCCAGGCGCACGACGCGGCCGGTCTTTGGGCAGCGCTTCGCGACCAGCGGCGCCCACTGCAGCATCTGCTCGACGTTCTCCAGCGACACCACCCGCGGCCCGAGTCCGCGCTTCCTCAACCGGCCAACCCAGCGATGGACCACCCATGCCAAGGCTCGGATCTTCACCCGCCGGGGCTGGCCACCGCGGGCTTGGCTGTGGTCCGTGCAATCCGGGCTGGCATGAAGCATGCCGACTCGACGGCCTCGGACCACGGTGACCGGCTCCACCTCCCAGACGTCACAGCAGAAGTGCTCGGTCTGCGGATGGTTTGCCTCGTGCATGCTGATCGCGTCCGGGCTGTGGTTGACCGCGACGTCGACGTGGCGGCCGATGGCCTTCTCAATGCCACAGCTGGCTCCGCCGCCGCCGGCGAAGAGGTCGACGACGAGTTCGTCAGCGATCGGGAGCAGGAGTTGAGGTGTGATCACGCGTCGCCTTCCTTTGCGATGCCGTAGCGCAGATAGCGCGGGTTGCGGTTGGTGTCCTCGACCGCCTTGACCTTCTGCTGTGCCTTCAGGAACAGCAGGGCCCAGTCGACGGCGCGCTCGGTGCGCCCCGTCGCTGCGACGATCTGGACCCGGGTGAAATAGATGCCGCGGCGCGCCTCCAGGAAGAGGTGCACGGCCTGCGTCGCGCTGCCCTCGCGGATGACGCCGGGCGGACGCGGGTTGAAGCGCGGGGCTTCGGGGGATTCGTTGAGGTCACGATTCGCCGCAGCGGCGATTCGCTGGGCCAGCCACTCGACGCCGTTCATCGCGACTGCCCCCAGGTGAAGACCGAGCTTGAGCGCGCTGCGAGCGCCGTGCTTCGGCACTGCTGGTTGCGGACCTTGCTGGCGTAGGAAACCGAGATGTCGAACCGCGCGGCCAGCGCGTGCAGCGTGTCGTTGGACGCGACGATCGCCGCGACGTCGTCTTCGCTGAGCCGCGAGGTCGCGCGCTTCGTCGCCTTGATCTTTGCGATGGTGGCCGGGTCGCGGCGGAGATCCGCGTTGAGCATCTGACTGCTGCGATCGCCCTTCTTGCGGTGCGCCGGATTCGCGCAGTTGAAGGTCGTGCAGGTGCAGTGCCAGACCACGCCCGGCGCCGGCGCCGCGCCCGTGGTGAGATGCGCGATCAGAGTGCCTATCGACACCTTGTCGCCGAGCGGCGCGTACCAGACGTTCATCACGGTCCGGCCACTGCGCGTCTTCATGCGCCAGCAGCCAGTGATGTCGTCGACGTCGCAGCGAGCTTCGAGGTCCGCGACGGACCGAATGCCACGCGCGGGCATCAGACCGGCTCCCGGGCAGCGTCCCGGCTTTGATCCCATCGACCGATGCGGGCCTGGGCACCGACACTGCGTCGCATCACGTTGAACTCGCCGAACAGCGCGCGCTCAAGGATGTGGCGAACGAACTCGCTCTTGGTCATGCCGGTGAGCGTCGCCATCGCGATCACGGCCTCTTCAGTCTCCTGGCTGACCGGGACATCCAGGCGCGCGACCAGCTTGCCGCCGGGGTCCGTGCGACCGCTGCGCGAGAACAAGACTTCATCGTCATTCATGGGAGGTTCCTGGGTATGTCGGATCAAGAGTTCGCCGAGAAGGCGGTCAGGCAGGTCGTCGCGGAGGCCGCGGCGTTTGCGGCGATGTGGGAGCGCGAGCTGCAGCTCGACGCGATGTGCGAGCTGGCACGCGCGACGCGCGATGTGGAGTGAGAAAGAGCCCCGGGCGCGGAGCCCGGGGCGAAGCCACCGCGCCACTCGCCGAGGAGGTCGGCGCCCGGTCGTACGCGGTGGGGAGACAAGGGGGCGCGGCGGCGCATGTCACGCGGCCTGCTGCAGACGGGGTGCGCCCTTGGTGCCGACCAACTCGGGCCAGTGCTCCCACCAGTCATCGGGTCGCAGGTCCCAGCGCATGACCTGGCGCTTGGTGGCCAGCTCGATCGCCACGCACCGGATCACCGGAACAGGACGAACACCCCGTGACCATTGCCAGACCAGTTGAGGATCCACGCCAAGGTCTCGGGCTAGCGTCGTTTGCCGCCCGCGTCGGCGATCCACGTAGTGTTCGAGCTTCATGCGCACATCTTAAGCGCGCCGCTTCATTGAATCAAGCGCCGCGCTTCTTGGCCGTTTTAAGCGTGCCGCTCAAAGTGCCGCGCATGAAGACGATCGGAACGATCCGCCGGGAGAACCTCGAGCTGGTGATCAAGAAGCTGAAGAAGCTTGAAGCAGTCGCCGAAGCGGCCGGCACGACCTCGGTCTACCTGAGCCAGATTCGGAATCAGACGGCGGACAAGAAGTCCGGCCGGCCGCGGGAGATGGGATCCGCGATGGCGCGGCGTATTGAAGAGGCCGTGGCCGTGGACCGAGGGTGGATGGACGTGGACCACGGCACCGAGTCGGCGGCTACCGCGCTGGCCGACGCTCCGCAGGTCCGCAAGACGCAGCACTTCGCCAGCGTCACCGTCGGCGACGCCATCGCCGTACTCAGCTCGGCGCTGGCCAAGGTTGCCCCGTCTGCCAGGGCGGCGGCCGTCGAGCTGTGCGCGACGCTCGCGAGGGCGCCTGACTCGATGACGGTTCGTGAGGACCTCGCCGCCCTGCTCGCTGGAACCGCCCCAAGCCCGACCTGGCGCGACTGCGCTGTCGAGCTGATCTCCACGTCGATCGAGCAGGACAAGCAGCTCCCGCCGGCCGACGAGATAATTCAGCTCGTGGATGCACTCTATGCCGCCCGGACCGCCGAGGCCGCCGCACCAGCAGTGCGAAGCGCCGTGAAGGTTCCGTGATGTGGTGCGCGCGCAACCCGACTAAAGAGGGAGTTCTGTAAGCCGGCAGCGGCCGATATTAATAAAAATGACACCGTTGTTAGCAGTTTCGCGGTGCCATGGAAGACTCCCAGCAGCAGCAGCCAGAGTTCCGGTTCGGCGACGTCCAGCAGTTCGGGTCGACCGTCTATGGCGACATCAATCTGAACTCGATGCGCACTCCACCGCCCGACGCAGCAATGATCTGTCCGGTTGAAAAATGCCGCGCTCCGAATTGGGAGCATGCGCCCTACTGCCCCAGCTGCGGGTACGACTTCAGGCACCGATCAAAGCTGATCTTCAGGGGTGCGCTGATCGCGCTGCTACTTCTGATAGCCGCACTGCTCGGCCTGATCCTGCAACGGATATGACGGTCCAAACCCGACAGCGCCCCTGTCAGTGGTTACACCTAGACAGCGTGTCGGGAACCTTGCGAGGATGTTGCAGGGAGTAACGCATGGATCGCAAGACAAAGCCTGGCACTGACATCCTGGACCTCATCATGTCCAGCCTGCCGGAAAACGAAAAGCCGACCGCAGCTAGCAAGCTGGCAAAGCTGCCGGCAGTGAGCGTCGCCGGGAGCATTCACCAGTTCGCAGTGACCCTCAGCGGGCCGATCACCTTCACGACCTATTCGGGCGAGAAGCCGCCAGGCGCCACCGCTGGATAGGTCACCTCGGAATCGAACTGACTTGGCCTTCCCTGCAAGGCCATTTGTCCACCGCCGCGATGGCTACCGCTGCACCGATGTCGAGCGGCTGCAGTGTGGACTGCGCGACTATGCGCTCGGCCACCTCCGTGGCGACGCCTTCAAGGCTTGAGCCCGCTGGGAAGCAGGCCAGGCCGTGAAGCCGCAGCGCACTGACGGCGCCTCTCACCGCGTAGAGGAACTGGGCGCGCTCCACGCGTTCGCTGCCCGCATGCGCGCCCTGCTTCCGGGCAAGGAATCCGATCGCTAGTCGCTCGGCTTCGGCTTGTTGCGGCTCGGCTTGGCCAGCCGCGAGGCCCGACACCGCACATCCCACCGCGATCCCCAGGGCCGCGACGCTCATTCTCATGATGGGCTCCTCCCGTCGACCACTTTATCGCCCCGCTCTCCGACTGCGCGAGCGGCAGCTCAGGCGCCAGAAAACAAATTAAGCGCGCCGCTTGACTTGGCAGAAGCGCCGCGCTTAATATTCATTCCGAACTCACCAACAAGGGAGCCCGGAATGAGCGAACGCCGCATCACCCTCGATCCGATCGTCACGGTCCACGACATCGCGGAAGCCCGCACCGTCCTGCTGGGCCAGGTCGAGCGCTATGCCGACTGGGAATTCTTCGTCTGCAAGGGCGCCGAGCACGTCAACGTCAAGGGCGTCCTGCGCGACAAGACCGCCGAGGATTTCGCCTCCACGCCGGTGTCGATGCTGGTCGCGATCCGCAACGACCCCGCCCAGCCCGCCGCGACGCGCTGCGCCGCGATGGACGCGATCAACGAGCGCTTCCTGGCCGACGACGACACGCAGGCCGAGATCGTGCGCGTCGCCAACAAGCTGGCGGCCCGCCGCGAACTGGAAGACGTGCTCGATCGCCGTGAGCGTCGCGCCGAGCTGGCCCGCGTCACCGACACCCCTGCCCTCGCTATGGAATCGAGCGAAGCATGAGCTGCACCGAGCACCACGACGACGCGCCGGTGCCGGCGCCGCAGAGCTGGCAGCGCGTCGATGCGCTGCCCTGCGACGCCAGCTTCTCGCGCGCTCCGGCGCCGGCCGAGGCCTGCAGCGACTTCGGCTTCGAGAACGAGCCGGCGCCGCGCCGTGCCCGCCTCGGCGGCGTCCATGGCTTGGAGCGCTGGTTCCTGCATCACCCCACGGCGACGACCGTCGCGGTGGTGGTGCTGATCGGGCTGGCCTACCTGGGAGCCGCCAAGTGATCGAGTGGACCCTGCCCGAGCTGGAGCAGCTCATGAACGTCGAGTCGCTCCGCCGCAAGATCGCGGCCGCCCATGCAAAGCGCATGGCACTGCCCACGATCAAGGAACGCGAGCAAGCCCGCCTTTCGACCTTCCTGTCGATCGAGGACTGGACACGCGTGTGGTTCGTCCACGAGCACGTCACTCCCATCGCACAAGGCTGGGCCAAGGAGGCGATGCCTCCCGCTACACATCATGTTGAGTGCCGACGGGTCATCAACGATGCCCTCTGCACACCCTGGGTTCCGCTGGAGGAAGTCGAAGCTCCGACGGCCAGCGCATTGATCGCTCACCTGGTCACGATCTATGGCTTCGAGCCCGAACTCGAGATCGTCGGCCACGGCAATCGAATCGTCGAGGACCACAACCGCTACCAGTACCGGTTCGTGACCATGCCGCAGTTGCGCATCCCCACGCGCGAGCAGATGCAGACGCTCGTGGGCGTCTTTCAGGGGATGGCAAGGCAATGAGCGACGCCTTCACCCCCCGCGTCCTCACCGCCCGCGCCAGCAGCTGGTCGAAGCTGTTTGACTGCGCCTACAGCTGGGAGGGCGAGCACATCCTGGGCCTGCGCAAGACCGCTGGCCTGCGCGCGCACCTGGGCACGTCGATCCATGCGAGCACCGCCGCGTTCGACGCCGGCCGCCTGCCGGGCGCGGAGCCGGTCGACATCATGGACGCCGCCGAAGTCTTCGTGTCGACGCTGCACCAGCCGGACCGCGAGGTCGACTTCAAGCAGGACGACCTCAGCCTGCGCGATGCCGAGCGCATCGGCCTGTCGTTGCACGCCGCGTACTGCACCGAGATCTCGCCGCGCTATGCCTTCATCAGCGTCGAGCAGAAATTGACGCCGCTGGAGATCGACTGCGGTGGCGGCCAGATCGTGCGCCTCACCGGCTCGATGGACCGCGCCCGGGTCGCGCAGCACCCCGACGGCGTCGTCATCCCGGACGTGAAGACCGGCACGCGCGTGATCGTGGACGGCGTCGCGCAGACCAAGGGCCGCAGCGCCCAGCTCGGCACCTATCAGCTGATGTACGAGCACACCGAGGGCGTGCCGACCGTCGGCGGCCAGATCCTGGCCCTGGCCACGAAGGGGCGCGCCGAAGTCGCGGTGTCCCCGATCTGGGATGCCAAGCGCGTGATGGTCGGCGACGACGACCGTCCCGGGCTGATCCAGATCGCGGCCGGGATGTTCCGCACCGGCCTCTTCCCGCCCAACCCCTCTTCGCACCTCTGCTCGCCGAAGTACTGCGCGCGCTGGGACACCTGCCACTTCCACGAATGACCACGAAGGAAACCGAAGCGATGAACGCCCCCCTCTCCCTCCAAACGATGCAGCAGCAAGGCGGCGCGGTCGCGCGTCAGCCGGACTACGCGCCCGGCTTCGGCTCGGCCCAGTCCTTCGAGCTGATGCTGCGGCAATCGAAGCTGCTGATGACGACGACGCTCGTGCCCTCGGCGTACCGCTCGCAGATCGTCAAGCTCGACAAGTACGGCAACGTGAAGGAGAGCCGCGAGAACCCCAACGCGCTGTCCAACTGCGCCGTCGCGCTGAACATGGCGACGCGCATGGGGGCCGACCCGCTGATGGTGATGCAGAACCTCTACATCGTGGAGGGCCGCCCGAGCTGGTCGTCGCAGTGGATCATCGCCGCGATCAACGACTGCGGCCGCTTCTCGCCGCTGCGCTTCGAGATCATGGTGCTGGGCAAGAAGACCATCCCCTACGTCACGACGTACTGGGAGGACAACCAGCGCCGCACGAAGACCGAGAACGTCGAGATCCTCGACAAGCTGTGCGTTGCCTGGGTGAAGGAGCTGGCCACCGGCGACCGCCTGGAATCGCCGCCGATCTCGATTGAGATGGCCGTTCGCGAGGGCTGGTACACGAAGAACGGCAGCAAGTGGCAGACCATGGACGAGGTCATGCTGCGCTACCGCGCCGCCAGCTTCTTCGGAAAGCTCTACGCGCCGGAGCTGCTGATGGGCCTGCAGTCTCGCGAGGAAGCCGAGGACATCATCGACATGGAAACCGGCGCGCCGGCCACTGCGACGGTGCCCGTGTCGGAACTGCGCAAGGGCCCGACGCCGATGGTCGACGAGGTCGCGCAGGAGCGCCCGGCCGCCGACGCGCCGGTCGACCAGACCACCGGGGAGATCGCTGGCGCTGCCGCCGCTGCCAGCGCCGGCGAAGAGGCGACGACCGCCGGACCGGGCAAAGAGCAGCCCGCCTTCGACGGCGACGCCTACGCCGAGCAGATCGAGAAGGCCGCCGACGTCGCCACGGTCAACGGCCTGGTGCGCGACATCCCGGCCGAGGCCTCGGACGACCTCCGCGACGTCCTCATCGAGGTCGCCAACCGCCGCCTCGACGCGCTGAGCACGGCGCAGCGGAGCGCCCAGGCGCCGGCGCAGCAGCAGGCCACCGGCAGCCGCCGCCGCGGCTCGACGGCGAGCCCGGAATGAGTCACGAGGCCCGGCGCTGACCGCACCCGCAGTCCGGCCTCCCCTCCCGCCGCGCCGGGCCTCCCCTACCCCTCCTGATTGGCAAGGATCGCCATGAAACTGACCCGCATCGAGATCAAGAACGTCCTCGGCATCGCAACCGCCGACGTCGAGCTGCCCACCCCCGTCGCCTTCTTCGCCGGGTACAACGGCAGCGGCAAAACCAGCATCGCGGAGGCCGTGCGCATGGCGCTGGGCGGCGAGCTGGTCGCGCGCGGCGTGAAGACCAAGAAGGAACTGCCGACCCTCGTCCATGAGGGCGCCAAGACTGGCCAGGTCGAGGTCCACCACGCCAGCGGCCTCGTCACGTTCGCCCTGTTCCCCAGCGGCAAGGTGTTCGACGACGCCGCCGCCTACGCGCCGAGCCAGTTCCTGCCCTTCGTCTGCGAGCCGCATCGCTTCGCGGCGCTGGACGACAAGGAACGCCGGACGCTGCTCAACGCCGTGATGAAGGTCAAGGTCGACCGGAAGAACGTGCTGGAGCGCCTGATCGCGCGCGGCGTGGCCAAGGACCGCGTCGAGCGCGTCGGGCCGCTGCTGCTGTCGGGCTTCGAGTCCGCGCACAAGGAAGCGGCGCGCAAGGCCACCGAGGCGAAGGCCGATTGGCGCGCCGTGACCAGCGAGACCTACGGCAGCGAGAAGGCCAAGACCTGGGCGGCCGTGACGCCGCCCTATGACCCCGCCGCCGCGGAGCCGCTGCGCGCGGAGCTGGAGCAGCTGGAGAAGGACCTCGACGCCGCCCAGCAGACCGTCGGCGCCCTGCAGGCCGAGGAGAAGCAGCGCGCCGAGCTGCGGGCAAAGCTGCCGGCCCTGGCCGCCAAGGTCGAGCGCTACCAGCGCGCCGACAACAAGCTGTCGCTCGATCGCGCCGGCCTGGCGGAATGGGATCAGAAACTCGCCGCGACGAAGGCCGAGGCCGGTCAGGGCAAGCGCGTCGGGCTCATCCACGATCTCGCCGCCGCCGTGGCCTACCTGCTGCCCTTCGGCCAGACGCCGACGGACAAGGAACCCACGGCGCAGGAGTGCGACGCCGAGGCCGCGCTGAACGCCTATGAGCGCGAGTACGGCCGCGTCGGCGCCTCCGGCAACGCCGAGGCCGCGGCCCGCCTGCCGGAATACCAGCGCTCCCGCGACACGATGGCCAACGCGGTCGCCGCCGGCGAGCGCGACCTCGCCGAGATCCAGCAGGCCCAGACCGAGCACGAGGCCATCACGAAGCGCCTGGCGGACGAGGTCGCCCCGGACGACGCCACCCTGGCGGCGGCCGCGGACAGGGTCGCGAAGCTGAAGGCGCGCCGCGCCGAGATCGTCGCCAAGCTCGACGCGCTGAAGTCGCAGAGGCTGGCGGCCGACAGCGCGGCCAAGAAGACGAAGGACGCTGCGGAGCACCACGCCGACGTCGTGGCCTGGGACCTGTGCGCCGCTGCGCTGGCGCCGGATGGCATTCCCAGCGAGCTGCTGCTCGAAGCCATCGGGCCCTTCAACGCCCGCCTCAAGCAGTCCGCCGATGACGCGGAATGGCCGGCCATCGTCATCGGGCCGGACATGCAGATCCGCCGCGTCGACGGCCGGCCCTACCAACTGCTCAGCGAGGCCGAGCGCTGGCGCGCGGACGCGATGCTGGCCGAGGCGATTAGCAGCCTTTCGGGCCTGCGCTTCTTGATGCTGGACCGCTATGACGTTCTCGACCCGAAGGGCCGCGCCGACGCGCTGGCCTGGGTCGACGTGCTGGCACGCGAGGGCGAGATCGACACCGTCCTGATGTTCGGGACCCTGAAGGAGCTGCCCGGCCACCTGCCCGAGACCTTCACCCCGCACTGGGTGCAGCACGGCGAGATCGCCGAGCTGGCCGAGGCGGCGTAACGCAGTCTCCACCGAGTCCCGCGCTGGGGCGTGATCGGAGAGCAGCGTTCTCTTTGACGACAGAGGGGTGCGAGTCCCTGATGCACGCGGCAACCCCGCCTCTGCGAGCCGAAAGGCCACCCCGGACAGGAAGGTCCGGGACCCATTCAACTATCTGGAAAAGACATGCCGAACTGGATCACCAACAAGATCGCCGCCCCGAAGCACGTCATTAAGGCCATGCTGAATGCCGAGGGTCGGATCGACTTTGCCACCATGGCGCCCTTTCCCGGACCGCGCGACGAGTGGAACGACTACGCCGTGGATGCCGAGGACGCCGCGAAGATCGTCTGTGGAATTCCGGTGAGCAGCCACCCGCTGATCGCCTCGCTGGAACAGCACAGCCGGGCCTCTTTCGACATCAGGAAGCTGAGCGACGAGAGCTTCCAGCAGTTCGTCGGCTTCGTCGAGAACTACCGCGCCTGCGGCTACCTCCACAGCATGGACTTCGCCCGCCAGGCTTGGGGCACGAAGTGGAACGCCTGCGAGCAGAAGCACAACGCCGATGCCGGCACCGCGGAGTTCGAGACCGCCTGGTCCTGCCCGGCACCCGTGCTGGTCCTGCTGTCGAAACGCTTCCCCGATGACGAGATCAGCGTGACCTTCGCCGATGAGGACATCGGCAGCAACTGCGGCACTTTCACGCTGAAGGCTGGGGCAGTCATTGCCTCCGACATCGCGCCGGCGTGGCGCGACATGACCGAAGAGCAGCGCGCGAAGTGGAAGGCCTTCGCCTACCAGGTCCGCGGCTGGTCGCCGGAGGACATCGCCGACGCCGAAGCCGACGACTGATCACCGGGGCGGCCGGCGTCCATGCGGTACGGGTCGCGCGCGGCCCGCGTAACGGTAGCGGAAGCGGCGACCAGCGGCCACGTCGGGCAGAACCCGGCACCGCCCCACCCATTTCCACCAACCAAAGAGATCCGACCATGGGCTACACCACCAAGTTCACCGGCCACCTGACGCTGTCCCGCCCGCTCACCATGATCGAGGCGAAGACTCTGCTGGAGATCAACGAAGACCCCGCGACGGCCACTGGCAACCGGCCCGGTGACGGCTACATGCAGTGGGTGCCCGGCACCGATCTCCAGTCCATCGTCTGGGATGGCGGCGAGAAGTTCTACGACTACACCGAATGGCTGCAATGGGTCTGCGGCTGGCTTCGAGACCGCGGGATCGTGTGCTGGGGAACCTTCATCTGGTCCGGCGAGCAAGCCGGGGACCACGGCGAGCTGGTCGTGCTCGACAACGTCGTCGAGCGCAAAGAAGGCCGCCAACACACGCTCGGCCGCTTCGCCCCGCTGACGCTGCGCGCACTCGCGGACATGGCTCTTGCGGAGGTGACCAAGCCTTGATCAATCGGCGGCCTTAGCTCAGCGGATAGAGCAGCGAGTTTCTACCTCGTAGGTCGAGGGTTCGAATCCTTCAGGCCGCGCCAACCAACCCACACCGAGATCTCACAATGAACCTCAAGCTCGCTTACGACGTCGAAACCACCGGCATCCCCCTCTACAAGGAACCCAGCAGCGACCCGCGCCAGCCGCACATCGTGCAGCTTGCCGGCAAGGTCATCGACGTCGACACCGGCGCCGTCCATGGCTCCATCGACTTCATCATCCGCCCGGACGGCTGGACCATCCCGGCCGAGGTCACCGAGATCCACGGGCTGACCACGGAGCACGCGCTGCGCGTCGGCGTGCCGGAGGCACTCGCAGTGCAGGCCCTGCTGGCGCTGTGGGGCACTTCGAGCGAGCGCTTCGCCCACAACGAGAGCTTCGACGCTCGATTGGTGCGCATCGCCATCAAGCGTCTTCTCGGCGACGACGCCCTCGCCGACGACTGGAAGGCCGGGCCGGCCTATTGCACGCAGCGCAACTCGGTGAACCTGTGCCAGGTCCCGCCGAGTGACGCCATGCTGGCGCGCAACAACCGCAGTTGGAAAACGCCGAGCCTCGCCGAGGCATACCAGCACTTCACGAACCAGGTCCACGTCGGATCGCACCGCGCGATGGCAGACGTCGACGCTGCGATCGCCGTGTACTTCGGCATCCAGAAGACGCAGGCGGGAGTCGCGGTCGTCGACGCCGAGATCACGGCCTGACGCCATGAGCGCCGAGCAGATGACCCTCGTCGAGGACTGCGAGGCCCGGCAGGCCCAGCTCAGCGATTGGGAGCTGGGCTTCGTGGACAGCATCCGCCGGCAGCTCGAAGCCGGCCGGTCGCTGACTCCGAAGCAGGCCGCCACCCTCGACGAGATCTGGGAGCGCGCCACCGCGCGCGGCTGAGGACCATGAAGGTCACCGACATCACCCGCCGCGCGCTCGCCATCCGTCGGGAGCGCCGGCGCCTTGAAGCCGAAGGGTTTCGAAGGCACGAAACCGACTGGGAGATCCATCGCGGCGACCGGCGCGGCGAGGTGATCGTCGAGGTCCGCATCAGCACATGCGGGCTGTACGTCTACACGAAGCTGGGCCGCCGCCCGCAACAAGGCTGAACCATGTTCAAGAACCTGATCATCTATCGCATGGCCAAGGACTGGGCCAGCACCGCCGACGCGATGCAGGACGCGCTCGAGACCGAGCGCTTCACGCCCTGCGGCGCGACGCAAGCGCTGTCGGCCGGCTGGGTGCCGCCTCGCGGCGAGCCCGGTGCGCCGCTGCTGGAGAACATCGATGGGCACTGGCTGCTGAGCCTGTGCATCGAGAAGCGTCTGCTGCCGAGCAGTGTTGTCCGCGACCGCGTCGCCGAGATGGCCGACGCCATCGAACGCGAGTCGGGTCGCCGGCCCGGCAAGAAGCAGCAGCGCGACCTGAAGGAGCAGGCCGTCATCGAGCTGCTGCCGCGCGCGTTCACCCGGCAGTCGCTCCTTCGGGTCTGGATCGCGCCGGCGCTGGGCCTGCTGATGGTCGACGCGCCGTCGATCGGCAAGGCCGACGACGTCATCACCCTGCTGGTGCGCGCAGCCAGCTCGATCAACATGCACCTGCTGCAGACCGCCGAATCGCCGGCTGCATGCATGGCGGCGTGGCTGATGGACGGCGTGCCGCCGGCGGACTTCGTGCTCGATCGCGACTGCGAGGTCAAGGCCGCCGACGAGATGAAGGCCGCGGTGCGCTACGCCCGGCACAACCTGGACATCGACGAGCTGAAGGGGCACCTCACCGCCGGGAAGATGCCGACGCGGCTCGCGATGACCTGGAAGGAGCGCGTGTCGTTCACGCTGACCGACGCGCTGACCGTGAAGGGGATCGAGTTCCTCGACATCGTCTTCGACGGCCGCACCAAGCCTGCCAAGGATGAGGCATTCGACGTCGACGCGGCGATCGCGACCGGCGAGCTGGCGCAGCTGATCCCGGCGCTGATCGAAGGCCTGGGCGGCGAGCTGGACTTCATCGGGCAGTCGACCAAGATCGCGGCGGAGCACGCTCCTGCGGCGCAGTCTGGGGAGGCTGTCCTGTGAGATTCGAGATCGTCAATCCGAGCGACCCGTACACGATGGAAGCCGAAGATCTCGAAGTCGCAGCGGTTGCCTGTGGCCTCATCGGCCAGGGTCGATACGGTCTGAAAGCGCTCTCGCCCGATGCCGGCGCCCAAAACGACGTGCCGATCTTTCTGCTCGGCGGCCACGACGAGTGGTTCATCGGCAAGTTCGGCATGGACTGGGAGAACACCGCCCGTCACGTGCTCGACCATCGCCGCGATGCGCTCGCCGCTGCTGCCGCTTCGGTCACGCTGGACCGCGCTGAGCGCAGCAGCCTCAACAACATCGGCGCCATCGCCAAGCAACTCGCGAAGGCGTTGAGGAGCGAGGCATGAGCGTCACCAAGACCACCGGCGCCGACGTCTACAGCGTGCGCAATCGGGGCGAGTGGGCCACGATCGTCGTGCGTGAGTGGAGCGAACGCCGTGAAGACGGCACCGACTGGCCCCGCGGCGAGATCCTGATCAACTCGACCTTCGGCAGCTGGTCGCAGTACTGGAACGCTCCCGGCATGCGGTTCCGGAAGTTCCTGATTGACCTGGACTTCGGCTACGTCTTCGGGCGCTTCATGGGCCACACCCTGGAGCAGTACGACGGCGACGCCACCCTGGCCAAGCTGCAGCGGGAGCTGCTCAACCTGCGCCGCCGGCGCCGGATCTGCAAGGAAGCCGCCCGCTACACCTGGAACGAGATCGACTCCAGCGCCAGCAGGATGCGGGAGAGCGTCGAAGGTTGGGTTGACGGCTGTCACGCCGTGCAGACCGAGTGCGAGTCGTCCTGGGCGGCGAGGCATATCCCCCGCAGCGAGATCAGCGACATCTCGGAGCTGTTCGATGAGCCCTGGCTCACGACTGAGACCCGCGATCACCCGCAGGCCGTCGGCTCCTGGCGCGACATCTGGCCCCTTTTCATCGCCGAGCTGAAGGTCGAACTGCGCCAGGCTGAGGAGGCCGCATGCGCGAGCTGATCATCGCGACGACCGCAGTGCTGTCGCTCATTGCTGCGGCCATGGTGGCATTCCTGCCAGCGCCGCGCGCGCTGTGCATGCGCAGCGGCGGCCTGCCAGCGCAGGATGGCCGCTGCGTCGGCCGGTCAGCGCCGGCCGCGCCGGAACTCGTCGCCGAGTTCAGTCAGCCAGCGACGCCCATCCTCGCGCGGTGCCGTGGCCAGGCCCTTGTCCTGCAGCCGCTGCTGCAGCTCCTCGGGGACAAGCTTCCCACCGACGGACGGCGGGATGAAGTAGAGCGCGGCGCGCTCCTCGGGGGTGATGTCAATGGGCTCGCTCACCATGGTTTGAACTCGGACCTCGACCACGCAAGTCCCGCCTCTTGCGCCTCCTGCATGGTCGCGAATGTCCCGGGGAGGCGGTGGATTCTGGCATCACCGATTCCGTTTGAGACGCCCTGCACCTTCTTGATGGTCCGCACGATTGCCGACCACTGGCCCGGCGTCGACTCGATCGCTTCAACCGCGTGGCTGTAGACCGCCATCGTTGAATTCATAGGAGCTCCCTTGAAAGAACGACCGATTCTATTCAGCGCGCCAATGGTGCGCGCCCTGCTCGACGGCACGAAGACGCAGACCCGGCGGGTGGTGAAGCAGTTCCTGCCATGCATGCCGGAACACGACAGCGAGCGCGGCGTGTGGGAGGTCTACTGCGACGACGAGGTTGCTGCCACCTTGCTCTGCCCCTACGGCAAGCCCGGTGACCGGCTGTGGGTGCGTGAGACGTGGGCGCCAGATCCGCCGGCGGATGGCACCTGGGGCTACACGGCGTGGGCTGGCTGCAGGGAGGGAAGGATCGCCGGAGTGCCCGAGCAGTTCCGCTCCGCCTCGCATTGCATCCATGCGGCCAGCTGGAACGGCCCCTCGCTTCCCTGGACGCCAGCGATACACATGCCGCGCTGGGCCTGTCGCCTGATGCTGGAGGTCACCGGCGTCCGCGTCGAGCGGCTGCAGGACATCAGCGAGGCTGACGCCGTGGCCGAGGGCATCGAGAAGCGGGACGGCGCATGGTGGAAGAACTACATCGCCGAGAGGGACCCGGCCGCTTACACCCATCTGCGGGAGCCGCGCGCCTCGTTCTCCTCCCTCTGGGTCAGCATCAACGGCGACGGCGCCTGGGACGCCAACCCCTGGGTCTGGGTCGTCGAGTTCCGGAGGCTGCCTTGAGCCGGCTACCTCACCCGGCAGGCGCTGGCCAGCGCGTCCATAGCGGCGTAGTGCTTGCGGATCGCGCGGTGAAAGCGCGCCACCAGCACGGCCGTGTAGCCCTCCAGCGCGATGCGAGAGGTGATCAGGTCGATACGCAGCTCGGCCAGGCGCTTGCGGCGCTGGGCGGCACGGGCGGGGGACAGACGTTCAGTCATGAGATTACTCCTGGAGCAGTGGTTCATGGCTCGAATGTGACACCCGGAAGTGCGGATAAACGCCCAGCGTTGCCCTTTGCGCAACGCCAGCCCACCCGCCCCCTCGTCCGCTCCGCCATCGACGCCGCCGTGGCGCAGGGAGAGCGGTGATGGCGGTCTACGTCGACGACATGCATCTGACCGAGATGGGCAAGTTCGGGCGGATGAAGATGTGCCACATGGTCGCGGACACCGCCGAGGAGCTGCTCGCGATGGCCGACCGCATCGGCGTTCAACGGAAGTGGCTTCAGAAGGCCGGCACACACCACGAGCACTTCGACATCGCGATGACGAAGCGCGCGCTTGCGGTTCAAGCTGGCGCGGTCGAGGTCACCGTGAACCAGCTCGGCCGGATCACCCGGGCGAAGCGCGAGTCGTCGGCTCACGCTGCCGAGGCGCAGCGCTGATGCGCCGCTACAGTCACGCCCCTCGCGACATGGCCGCGAACGCGTCCACGGCAGCCCACTCGGCCGCGAGGGCGCTGTCGTACTCGCCTGGGACCACGGTGCGGATCGGCGGCCCGACCTCCGCCGGCGGCGTCAGTACCAGCACGGCGTGGAAGCGACCGTCGCCGGTCGGCTCGATCTCGAAGTCGGCATCCCACCTCTCGTCCATGCAACCCCCTTTCCCCAAGACCATACAGCACCAGGAGTCGCGCAATGGCTGAGTCGTCGCGCCCAGCACCCCCAGACCTCACCCGGGCAGAGATCGATGAGATCTGTCACCCGCTCGTCCAGAACGCTGCGAAGGTACGCTTCCTTCAGGGCCTTGGCGTCAAAGTGGAGCGGCGCCCCGATGGAAGTCCTCTCGTCAGTCGCGAGCACTACGTCAAGGTGCGAGGTGGCGCGCTTGCACCGGAAGTCGCGACCGAAGGCGGCCCGGTGTGGGGCGTCCACTGATGTCGCGTCCTCGTGACAAGCAGAGTCAGATCGCACTGGGTCTGCTTCCCCGCATGGAGGCCCGGCCGCGCAAGGATGGGTCGTTCTCGTTTCGCTACCACCCGGTCGGCGGCAAGCCGATCGCGTTGGGCACGGATCGCATCAAGGCGCTTCGCCAGGTGCTCGACATCACGGGCCAGTTGGACGAAACCGGCACGCTGAAATGGGTCTGGGAAAAGTGGACCGATGAGCGCCGGCCGTCGCCGCGCTGGAAGAAGCTCTCCGACGGCACGAAGGACGACTACCGCCTCGCATGGAAGCAGTTGGCGAAGACGTTCGGGAAGATGCTGATCAGCCAGATCGACGCACCAATGGTGGCGCGCTACGTGCACATCGAGCGGGCCGACTCCCCGCGGCGCGCCGACATCGAGAAAACGCTGCTGTCGAACCTGTTCAAGTACGGGATCACGCTGGGCGTCTGCAAGGTCAACGCGACGATCGGCGTGGAGCCGCATGGCAGCGAGTCGCGCACGGTCTCGCCGAAGGCGGAGGTCCTGAAGCGCTTCCTCGACTGGCTCGCTCAGCAGACGCCGCAGCGCCGGATCATCGCCTTCGCGGCCGAGTACGTGAGCCTGGCCGGCAACCGCCAAGTGGAGTTCCTTCCGCTGACGTGGATGCAGGTCGACCGGGCCGCCGGAGAGATCCGAACCTTCCGCGCGAAGCAGCGGGGCAAGAAGCGCGAGCAGGTCATCGAGGTGATCTCCATCAGCCCGCAGCTGTCGCAGCTGCTGGACCGCCTCGAGGCCATTCGAAGCGACCGCGAATGCCTTTACGTCTTCCCGACGCGCGATCGCAACCAGTACACGGCGGACGGCTTCAAGACGCTCTGGCAGCGCAGCGTGCATGCCGCCATGAAGGCCGGGGCACTGAAGGCCGAAGACCGGTTCACCTTCCACGACCTGCGCGCGTACTACGTGACGCTGCACAAACAGCAGACCGGGAAGCTGCCGGACATCCACAAGAACCCGGCCACGACGGCCCGGGTTTACGACCGAAACACGGAGGTTCCGCGCGCCTCAAACTGA